TATTCTCAATAGATTCTCAACAAGGAATGAGAGTATCACTAGCTTAGAGCATTATAAAAATTACTTCGTGAAATTGAGATTTAGCGAAATAATTTACTGTGTGCTACTCAATTCCTAGATAGGGGGTATGGTTCTAATTTGCCACTCTCTCTAGGGCGGTGCTTTAGCTATATAATTTTTATAATAATTTTTCAAACTCGAAAGGAATGAGTGTTTTGGATGATTTCCATAAAGCAAATGCTAAGAAAGTGACTTCTTATGATTTAAATGCTAAATGTGTATGTATAAAATCCAAAAACAAAAAGAAAATGAAACAATTATGCAATAAGAAAGCTAGAAGAGAAACCAATATGATTATAATAGATGAATTTGCATTTAAAGATTAGCAATAAGCTAGTCTTTTTATTTTGCAATAAATTAAGGAGGTATGAAGATGATACAATTTGACGGATATGAATTAACTGAAAATCAGTATAATCTTTATATCCTTAAAAAGCATTTGATTAGGTATACTGGTGATATTTTAAAGGCCAATATGCTGATTGAAAAACATAAAAAGAACTTATTCGGTAAGAATGGATTAGCAGTAGCACTTGGAGAGCATGACTTTGAGTTCTATTGCTTATATTTTTTACAAGATACGTTTGTACCTAAGGAAGATAATACCGCGAGAAACCTTGCACCGGTTCACCTTGAAATATGGGAAGAACTAAGCAAGATATTTATAGATGATTTATACGATAAAGAGGAATTTGTACTTCCTAGAGGTTGTTCTAAGTCAACTATTATAAATAAAGCTTTAAGCTGCTATGCACATTGTTATAAAAAGAGTAGGTACACTATTGTAATTGGTAATAAAGAAAGTGATGCTACCCAATTTATTGATGATACTAAGCAAATGCTAAGTAATAAATACATAGTTCAAGGATTTGGCGTTTTAGTTAATAGGAAGGAAAGGACAGTTAATAAAATTGAACTTGAATTAACTAATGATACTAAAATTCAAGCCTTTTCTTGGGGTTCTTCTGTAAGAGGTACTACTTATGGATGCATAGATGGTATATTTAGACCTTCTTTAGTTATATGTGATGATATTCTTTCAGAAGATGATATTTTAAGTGATGGCGCTAAAGAAAAGGTAATTAAAAAGTATTATACAGAAATTGCCGAGGTTGGTGATACAGAAGTAATAAGAAATGGTATTAAGATTAAAGCTGCTACCAAATTTATTATTATAGGTACACCATTAGCACCGGATTGCTTTATAAATACAATAAGGCAAGATAGCACATTTAAAGTATTTAAAAGAAGTGTGTGTGATTTTGATGTTGACGAATACTTTGAGAATAATCAATGTTGGTTACATTATAAAAAGATACTTCTTAATGACAAAATTGATAAAGAAGAAAAAGAGATCCTATTAAAAGAATACTATTCTAAGCATAAAGGTGAAATGGAGTTTAAAACTATTTGGGAAAAGTACCAATGTGACAAACTGGCCCAAAAGTATTTCACTAAAAGAACTGCTTTCATGCAAGAACTTATGTGTTCTACTGAAAAGATAGGGGAAAAGTGGTTTAAGAGCATGAGAACTCAGTCTAAAGAACAGATTGAGGATAATTATTTCTTAAAAACAATGTTATGCGCTGACCCAGCTTCTACAGTTACAAGAACTTCTGATAGTACCGCTTTGTGTGTTGGCTCACTTGCCAATAATGGGTTTAAATATGTTAGAAAAGGAATATTAGCAAAGTTAGGCTTTGAAGAGTATTGCCAAAAGGTGGTTGAGTTATTTAAAGAATATACTCAAGTAACTCACATTTATATTGAAAAGAATACATTCCAAGGGGCAGATGTAATTAGAATAAAAGAAATTATTAATGCTGACCCAACTTTAAGAAATAGGCCAGTTACATTTATCAATGAAATGCAGAAAAAAAATAAAGATAACAAAATATCAGCTATGGTTGATGATGTTAATTCTGGACAAGTTATATTTAATGAAGATGATAAAGAGTTTAATCAGCAAGTATTAGATTTTGCTGGTCAACTTTATTCTTTGCATGATGATGCTCCCGATGTAACAAGTGAGTTTTGGAAGAGAATAGATGAAATAGAAGTCAAGCCAAGCTTTTCAATAACAACTTGGGATGAATTATATGATTAAGGAGGTGTGCGTATGGACCCAAAAGAACTAGAGTTAATACAAAAGTGTCATAGTGATTTTGAAACTAAGAAAAGTTACTATGATGATATAAATCGCTATTATTATGGGAATACTGATTCTTTGGTCAACTTTGTGCCACGAAAAGGGCGCTCTAATTTAAAGGCTAAAGCTAATTTTATGCAGAAGTTAATTGATGAGGAAGCACAATATAGTTTTGGTAATGATATCACATATATTGCTAAAGATGATAATAAACAAGTCATTAAAGATATTGACTATAATTTGAGTAATAACAATGAGGATCACGATATTAATTTAGGTATAGATTTAATTAAATTTGGTATTGTTTATGAAATTAGCTATTTAATTGAATATGAGCCTAAAAAGTTTAAGTTTAAGAACAAAATTGTAAGTCCGTTAAATGGATATATGTATATAGTAGATGAAGAACCAAAATACTTTATACATACTTATAAAAAGCAACTTGATGAAAAAGAGTATATAGATGTTTATACCAATAAAAATATATATCACTTTGATTCAACGTGGACAGAGGTAAAACCAGTAACACCACATTATTTTGGGATTGTACCAGTTGGTTTTGGAATGGTTGGAGGCAAGAGGTATAACAATGATAAGGGTTATATTGAAGGGGATAAAACTATTTACAGAACTATAAAAACAATACAAGATGCTTTTGAAACAAATTTAAGCGATATTGTTTGTGAAATCTCCGATTTAAGAAATGCAATACTTAAACTTTATGGTGTTGAAACTGAAAACGAGGTTGATAAAGACGGAAATGTTGTTCTTGATGAAAATGGTAAGCCTAAAAAGAAACAACCTGTAATAAAAGATAATACAGTTATGTTATTCGGAGATAAAAAAACACAAGATGCAGAGTGGCTTATTAAAAATATAAATGATACTTTTATTAAAAATACTAGGGATGACTTGAAAGACCTTATTTATACTCTTACTAGTCATATTGATAGCAATGAAAAGATGCAAAGTAATCTATCTGGTGTTGCTTTAAGAAGCAGACTTCAAAGTTTAGAAGCTAAGTGTAAAATGAATGAAAAGGCTATGAAGAACATCATAAAAACTAGGTTAATTTGTTTGTTTAAGTTTTTATATTTAACTGCTAGTAAGCAATATGATATTAACTTAATAAAAATAGAGTTTACTCCTAACGTTCCAGTTGATGAAACTTCAATAGCACAAATGATTTCACAATTACCACATGAAGTTGTTTCAAATGAAACTAAGAGAAGCTGGTTACCTCGTATTGATAATCCTGTTACAGAAGGGGAAAAGATTAAAAAAGAGGAAAACGAAATGTTTGATTTAGATACAATATCCAAAGAGGGTGTTGTAAATGAATAAAGACCAGAAGCTTTTTAGAGATAAGTTTATTGAGTTTGCAGAAGAACTTTATAAACAAGGTGATAAAGAACTTTTAAATATACTTAGACAACAAAAAATAGATAGAGATAAGATTTTAAATGAAGTTGGAATGATACTACTTAGATATAACATTCAAGACACTTCTTTAAACCTATCTCACGCTGAATATAAGAAGGAATACAAGGATTTAGATATACTTATTAGCAATACTTTTGAAAGCCAATATAAGGGTGAGAAGTTGGCTACAGACAAGCTATTAAAAATGATAGCAGAGGATAAGTATTACTCTAATTCTTTTTTATTATCTTTAGGATTAGATTTCAAGCTGAATAAGATAAAAACTAAAGATATAAAGAAAATATTAGATGCAACAATAGAAGGTAAAAACTATAGTGATAGGATTTGGAGCAATAAAAATAAAGTTGCCAAAGTTATAAAAAAGGAAATGAAAGACTTTTTGCAAGGTAATACCAATGTAAATGATATTTATAAAGTGGTTAAAGATAGGTTCAATCAAAGTGCTTATATAACTAGAAGGTTAGTGCAAAATGAAGTCGCTAGAGTACAAGAAGAAGTTAATAATCAATGGCAAGAGGATAACAACATTGAATGGGTTTTATATGATGGCACTTTAGATGATAAGATTTGTGGAGAGTGCCAACAGTATGATGGTAAAACTTATAAAGCTGATGAAAAGCCTATAGATTTACCTCAACACGTTCATTGTAGATGCACTTATATTAGTTTGCCAAGTAAAGAGTATAAGCCACGTTCAAGAATAGATAATATATCTAAAAAAGATATAAATTGGACTACTTATAAAGAGTGGAAGGAGGGTAATGTTTAATGGATTTCAAAGAGATGGCTAAAACATTTAAGGAAGCATCAGATATAATGTATGAATTAGCTGATTTAGAAGAAAAAGAAAATAAAGGAGAGAAAGTTTCAGAAGATGAAGTGAATTTACTGATGGGTAAGTTTATGATGGCAATGATCAAAATATCTGAATTCCAAAAGTAATTAGCACTTAGTAAACTAAGGCTTTCAATTATATAAAAATATTGAGAAGGAGGATAAATAATGTTATATGGAATATTACTTACAATAGGAATAATATGCGTTATTGCATCAAGGTTTTTATATGGGTTTTACGATATAACCCTTGGTGGAGATGATAATAACAACTTAAAAGGTGGGTTAGCATTATTTTTTGATATATTAGGAACGGTATTAGTGGTATTATCTATAATCAATACAATTTAGTCTTAGGAAACTAGGTGCTTTTGTTATGCCTTTTATAGCTTACCACAAGGCTTTAAAGAATGGGATAGCAATAATATTAAGTTGAACTTTATGGGGCATT